AAAACAAAAGGCGTTTGACTTAAAAAGTATTGAATCAAACTATAGTAATATAGATGAATTATTTGCAATTTTTGAACCAACCATTTTGGATGAGTTTGAAACTATGTTTTTAAATTTCTGTAATCCCAACCAAACTGTAAGTGATTTAATTTTAAAAGGTGAAAACACAACGGCAACGATCACAAATAAGGCTGAAGTTAAAAACCTTACAAGTAAAAGTTTAATGGAACAAATTAAATCATTGTTGCTATTACCAATTGAATCTGCAACATTAGATGATGTCAATCCCATTAATAATGGTAAAATATTGGCTGAAGCTCAAATTAAAAACTTCGGAACCAAAGTAACCGAATTTTTAAATTTTGATTGTATTTTAAAAATGGGTAACCCATCAAATTTTAATAGGAAATCTTTTAATTATTTCACAGATAATGCGAATTTTAAACCTGTTGGTGGTGTAACTATAAGTCCATATATAAAAGGCACATTACCGGGTGATGGTACGAATATAACATTATTACAAAGTAATACATTAAACACATTTAATGTTGATGCTTGGAAGTCTTTAAAAATTTATGTTGGTGATTTTGAAATTGATAAATTAAAATACACAGATACCGGCTCAACAATAACTGACTTTTTTATTGATAATAATGTTGAGTTTACAAAAAGTAATATTGAAACATTATATCCACTTATACGTTTATATGCGACACAAAAATTAAAAGATAACACATTAAACAAAACAAAATTTAGTACATTAATCAATGACTATGTAACAACACAAAACGTATTTAATGGTGATGTTTTAACAGGTACAATTTCTTATTTAAATAAAAAATTACCAGACGGTGAAATAAAGTTACAACAAATTAATAGTGCAACATCGGGTAACGTTTCAAAGTTAGAACATTACACAACATTTAAAACATTGAATGATAAATGGATTGCTGGTACTGATTTTTTAAATAGAACTTTATTTGAAGATTTTTTATTTTTAGATAGAGCAAATAGGGATATTGGTAACATATTTACTATTGATTTAAAAAAGATTGTTGAAACCATAGAATCAAACCCTAATTTGAATTATTACGCACTAATAGGTGATATTTTTAGGGATAATAATTTTATATTTTTTGCAATGCCTGCTTACATTAACTTTTATGGGTTACAAGAGTCAGTAAGTAATGGTAAACCCGTACCTGTCGAAGTACCTAATAGTTTATTTGGGACTTATTTAGATGTTGATTACTTAGATTCAAGACCAAAATTTGTGGGTATTTATGTTGGTAAAACATCTGAATTTGTTTCAACAGACGCAAAATTTGTTAAATATAGAGACGATGCCTTTGATTTAAGGAAGACCGATAACCCATTAAGAACTTCTGATGGTGAAGGTACTGACTTCTCTAAAAAAAATAAAGTAGTTGGTTTCTCAGTTGATTATGGTACACAGAATCAAAACATCTTTAAAAGTGTATCTATGGATATGTCTGAAAAGAAGAACACTGCGGAATCTTTTATGTTAAATTCACAAATAGCAGAATCTGCTTCAGGTAATAAAGTAGCACAACAAACAGCATCATTGTATAGTGTATATAAATCTAGATCATACACGTGTAAGGTTGATTGTATGGGTTGTGCCACAATACAACCGACTATGTATTTTAATCTAAGACACGTACCATTATTTTATGGTCCTTATTGGATTAAAGATGTGTCACATTCAGTATCGTCGGGTAAGTTTGACACATCCTTTACTGGTATTAGAATGCCACTTTATTCACTTCCAATGCCAAATAGTTTATTGGATAGTGCAAATACTAATTATTTACAATATTACAAAGAAATACTTTATAAAGGTATTTCACAAAGTGATGTTAATAACACCACAAGTAAAGATGTTGTGGGTAATAGTGCATCAGGGGGACTACAAGGAAATAATGAAACTTGTCAAAAACAAACATTATTCCCTGATAAACCATTTGTTGATATGGTTACCACATTTATAACATTTAATGAATTAAAAGATAAAATTAATAACGTAATAAATGAATCAATATTAAAGGTATTGTATTATGGTATTGTTAGTACAAAATTTTTAAATGAATTAAAAAGTAACGTGATATCATCACCAAATAATAACATTTATAATATTAGTGCGACTTATCAATTAAACCAAAATGTTTCGGATACTATACAAAATCAAATTTGTGTAACTACTGCGTTATATAACCAAGAAAAGCCTTATCCTTATTTTGATTTTACAAATGTAGAATCTTGTTTGGATGTTTACAATACGATAGTATCACCATTTTTACCTATTATAAATGATTTGATAAGTAGTAGTTCTTTAAGTGAACAATCAGATAAAATTTCTTATGCATGTGCAATATTTACTTTATTTTGGGATCAGGCAAGGTATGTGGAACTTAATGGTTCAAATGTGACTGGTACATATAATACATTACCGTCAACAAAAGATGATTTTATTAATAGATTTAATGACAAATATAGTAAAGATACTAAATTTACTAGTGATTATGATAATTATGTTAAAATTTATAAAGACGCGATAAATGCATTTTCGTCTTAATAGTATATTTATATATAAAGTAAAGTTATGGATATTAAAAAATTATTGGATAATTATTTGAGTAAGGATACTCGTATTACCGAAAAGCAAGGACAACCAGGATATAAGGAAGTTTGTGATTTAGATACTGGTAGTTGTTATACTATTAGAATGAAGGACGGACTTATTGAACGTGTGGATAATACTATGATAACAAACAAAACATTAAGAGTTGAAACACCCACAGGTGTAAAGACATTATTAAATGGTTAAAAAATTATTTTAAAATGAGTTTAGATAAAAAAATATTAGAAGAGTTAAAAAGATTTAATGATATAAATCGTTATGTTTTAAAAGAACAAGGTGAATTACCACCAGCAGATGATGCATCGGCATTGGCACCACCGGCAGATGTGCCACCGGCACCTACTGACGCACCTGCAGAAACTACACCACCAGCGACAGATGCTCCACCAGCACCTACTGAAGTTCCTGAACCTATTGATGTGGCATCAGATCCTGATGTTGAAGAAGTTGGTAAAGAAGAACCAAAAGCAGATGAAGAAGGTGAAGAAATAGATATTACAGATTTGGTAACCACACAACAAGAAATTAAAGATAAACAAGATACTTATATGGATGACATCTTTAAAAGATTGGATGATTTACAATCCAAACTTGATAATATGGATGATATAATGACTAAAATAAGTAATCTTGAACATAAAATAGACAGGTATCGTTCAAAAACACCTGAAGAAAAGTTAATGTTAAGATCATTAGATTCATATCCATATAATCAAAAATTAACTGATTTTTTTGATGATAAAAAAGAAGAAATGGAAGAAACAGGTAAAAATGAATATATCTTAACAACTGACGAAGTGGAGAACTTTTCACCAAATGAAATTAAAAAAACGTTCAATATATACGACGACGAAGAAGATAAAATGTAAATTATAAAAAGGTGTCATAACGACACCTTTTTTATTTGATACGATTTGACATTTAGGGTTTATTACTTATAATTAATCTAAGATAAAAGAGTAATAAATTTTTAAAAAACAAAATTATGTCAAATTCATTAGATGCCGTATTAGCACAATACGAAAAGAACTCGCAACCGACAAGTTCACAAAAAACAAACATTAACCAAGAGGACAGACTTAAGAAATACTTTTCTGCTGTTTTACAAAAAAACGAAAAGTCAGCACAAAAAAGGATTAGAATTTTACCAACAAAAGATGGTACGTCACCATTCGTTGAAGTTTGGTATCACGAAATCCAAGTTAATGGACAATGGGTTAAACTTTATGATCCAGATAAAAATGATAACCAACGTTCACCACTTACTGAAGTTTACAATGAACTAATGTCCACAGGTAAAAAAGAAGATAAGGAATTGGCTTCACAATACAGATCAAGGTTATTTTACATTGTAAAAGTAATTGACAGAGATAACGAACAAGATGGTGTTAAATTCTGGCGTTTTAAACATAACTATAAACAAGAAGGTGTGTTAGATAAAATCCTTCCAATTTGGAAAGCAAAAGGAAATGTTACTGATCCTGAAAACGGAAGGGATTTAATTATTGAATTAACCAAAGCAAAAACACCACAAGGTAAAGAGTACACAGTAATCCAAACAATTATGTATGATGATCCATCACCACTTCACGAAGATACAGGAATTAAAGAAGGGTGGGTACAAGATGAATTAACTTGGAATGATGTATATTCAAAAAAACCTGTTGAGTATTTAGAAGCAGTTGCATTAGGTGAAACACCAATGTGGAATTCAGAACTAAAAAAATATGTTTATGGTGATGAAGCTGAAATTCAATTAGGTGGTACAAAAAAAGAAGAAGTGAAAGTTCTTGATCCACAAGCCAATGATGAACCATCTGAAGATTTACCTTTTTAAATAATTAAATGATATGAATAAAATTGCACAAAAAATGTATGAAGCTCTGACCTTGAAATATAGGTCAGAGATGGCAGAATCCGAAGCAACCCTTTTGGTTTATTTTAATAATCCTGTTGGTATTGGGGAACATCCACAACATTTAGAAGAAATGGATAAGTTTTTAGATAAGATGACAAATGCTAAAGACAAACTTGAAATGTTGGAAACTGTTTATAAATACAATGTTAAAACAGAAACTGATTTTAAAATTACCGAGGATATGTTAAAATTATTAAACGAACAAAAAACTAACGAAGATGGCAATCAAAAAGAAGGAATTTAATTTTAATGATATAAAAAATAAGTTCTCCACAAAAACAAAATATAAACCAGAATCATTCTACAATTGTGGTGAAGCATTTATGGATGCCTGTGGTTTACCTGGACCTGTTATGGGGGGTATTAATATGTTTTTGGGGCACTCAAATTCATCTAAGACCACCGCAATGATTATTGCAGCTGCTGATGCTCAACGTAAAGGACACTTACCTGTTTTTATTATAACTGAAAAGAAGTGGAGTTGGGAACATGCGGTTGAACTTGGACTTGAAGCCACAAAAAATGAAGATGGTGAATGGGAAGGAATGTTTATTTTTAACGATTCATTTGACTATATTGAACAAGCAACTGATTTTATTAATGATATCTTAGATGCTCAAGAAAAGGGTGATATCCCTTATAGTCTATTATTTTTATGGGACTCGGTGGGTAGTATCCCGTGTAAGATGACATATGAAGGACGTGGGGGTAAAATGGCTAATGCTTCAGTATTAGCAGATACTATAGGTATGGGTATCCATTCTAGAATTACAAAATCAAAAAAAGAAGATTATCAATACTATAATACCTTAGTTATAGTGAACCAACCGTGGGTGGATGTTGATATGACATCACCTATGTCACAACCTGAAATTAAGAGTAAAGGTGGTGAAGCGATATGGTTGGCGAGTTCGTTAGTGTTTTTATTTGGTAAACAAAAGAAAGCCGGTATTAATCATATTGATGCAACTAAAAATGGTAGGAAAGTATCATTTGCAATTAGGACAAGGATATCAATTTTAAAAAATCATATAAATGGACTTGGATTTAAGGACGGTAAAATCATTGCGGTTCATAATGGATATATTGCCGATACAAAAGACTCTATTGATAAATACAAAAAAGAGTATGCAGAATATTGGGCAACAAAAATGGGTAGTTATGAATTTACTTTAGAGGAATCACAAAGTGATGATTTTGAATAAAAAATTGTTTAGAATAACATTTTTTAAATTATGTAGATATTTATTAATATATGGGAAGGAATAAAGTTGAATTGGGTAAAAAAAAGAAGAGTATTTCAGTAGCAATGGAACCTGAATTACTTGAATATTTTAGAAATAAACATATCAACCTATCTTCCCTAGTTAATAAACTATTGAAGGATTATATTAATAATGGAAACAAAAATTTGCACTAAATGTAACGAAGAACTGAATATTTGTGAATTCGGTAATAGAAAAAATAGTAAGGATGGTAAATCGTCACAGTGTAAAAAATGTCATAATTTGAGAACCGCTGAATATCAAAAACAGAACTATCAAAAATGTTTAGAAAGACAAAAGTTATGGAGAAGTAAAAATCCTGAATGGGTTTATAATAGATTTAAAAAATATAGGGAAGAAAACCCTGAAAAGGTGAAGGATAGTAAAAAAAGATTTTATGAAAACAACCCCCAAAAAAGGAAAGAATATCGGGAGAATCATAAAGTTAGAAAAAATGAGCGTAAAAAAGAAAGGAGAGAATCTGACCCTGTATTTTTAATAACTGAAAAAGTTAGAACTAGAATATGGAAATATTTAAAAATTCACAACATAACAAAAAAAAATAAAACATTTGACATTGTTGGATGTACACCACAGGAATTAAAAGAACATTTAGAGAAACAATTTGTGGACGGGATGAGTTGGGATAATAAGAAAGATTGGCATATTGATCACATAATTCCATTATCATCGGCAAAAACAGAAGAAGAACTATACAAATTGTGTCATTACACGAACCTTCAACCATTATGGGCTGAAGATAATTTAAAAAAAAGTAACAAGATTTTAGAACCTAATAAAAACAACATTAATGGTTAAAACTTTATTAATTGATGGGAATAACCTTATGATGATAGGTTTCCACGGTGTGAAGGATTTTTTTAATAAAGGTGAACATGTTGGTGGCATTTGGCATTTTTTAAACACAATACGTAAATTTTTAACTGAATATAATTACAATAAAGTGATTGTATTTTGGGATGGTGAACGAAGTGTATCACAACGTAAGTTATTATATCCTAAGTATAAATTAAACAGAAGGGGTAATAGTGATGAAGTAAAAGAAGAGTCGTTTGAACGACAACGACAACGTGTTAAACAATATTTAGAAGAAATGTTTGTTAGACAAGTTGAGTTTGATGATTCTGAAGCTGATGATTTGATTGCTTATTATTGCAAGATATCAAAGGGTGAAGATAAGACTATATTTAGTTCAGATAGGGATTTAACACAACTTATTACGGATGATGTATCTATTTATTCACCTAACACAAAAAGATATTATAAGAAGGGGGATAAGATTAAAATGTATGAAATTGAAATCCCCCATTATAATGTAAAAACATTTAAGATTTTATCAGGTGATAAATCAGATAATATTGATGGTATATATTATTTGGGTGAAAAGACGTTTGTAAAATTATTTCCTGAGATACTTGATAAAGAGGTAAATTATACTGATATTTTAAAAAAGGGTGAGGATATTTTAAAAGAACAAAAAGACAATGTTGCTTTAAAAAACTTACTAACAGGAAGAACTAAAGAAGGTATTTATGGTGATGAATTTTTTGAAATTAACAAAAAAATCGTAGATTTGTCGGAACCATTAATTACTGATGAGGGTAAAGAATTAGTTGAATTATATTATACTGAGTCATTGGATCCTGACGGAAGGGGATATAAGAACTTAATTAGAATGATGATGGATGATGGGTTATTTAAATATTTACCAAAAGGTGACGACCAATGGGTATATTTTTTGAAACCATTTCTAAAGTTAACAAGAAAAGAAAAGTCAAATTTTAAACAAAAAAAGTAAATTATGAAAGAGCAAAACGATGTAACGAAGGTTGAATTCCTTATCACACTTAACAACAATTTTGTTGTCCAAAGATTCTTCAATGTAAAAGGATTTAATTCAAAGGCTAAGGGTAGTATTGAGTTATATGATTTTATTAAAGGTTTATCTATGGATTTACAAACGAAGTTAAGAAACAAAAGTGTGGTGTATATGTTGGAGAACCGATTCCAAATTGAGGAAGATCCTGGAGTATTAGAAACATCAAACACTAACGGTCCTGAAGTTTTTAACATTATTTTAAGAGTTGGAAACGAGACAATTTGTCATAGAACCATAGACGCTAAAGTATATCCACCGAAAGTTAGATATACACTGGACATACGTCCATCAATAAAAAACATCTTAAGGGACTTAACTGACATTTTATCAGAACAAAATTTATCTTTAAATTACTTGAATTATTCGTTGGTTTAATGGTATTTATTATTAAACCAAAATATAAAAATTAATCAATATGTCAGATAAAAAAAACTTCGGTTATTTAGGTAATAATTTCCAAATTCAGTTATTAAATAACATTATAATTTATAAGGATTTCTCTAATTCTATTATAGAAGTTATTGATCCACATTATTTTGATAATCAGTATTTTAGAATCATTTGTCAAATGGTAAAGGAGTACTATTCAAAATATGAACATACTCCGACATTTGATACACTTGAACAATTAACAAAGTCTGAAATAAGTTCTGCTATGGCTCAAAAAAGTGTATTAGATACACTAGAACAAGTAAGAAATGTTTCAGACGAAGGTTCAATCTTTGTTCAGGAAAAGTCACTAAAATTTTGTAAACAACAAGAACTCCAAAAAGTTATGACTAAAGCACAATCAATTATTGATAAAGGTGATTTTGAAAGTTATGATAAATTGGAAGAAATGGTTAGAGGTGCATTACAGGTAGGTGAGGTAGATAAAGGTACCAGTGATGTCTTTTTTAATTTAGATGAAGTTTTAGATGATGATTATAGACACCCAATACCTATTGGTGTACCGGGTATTGATAATTTATTAAAAGGTGGTTTAGCTAAAGGTGAAATTGGTGTGATATTAGCACCTACCGGAGTTGGTAAAAGTACATTTACCACAAAAATTGCTAATCATGCGTTTAATTTGGGTTATAACGTACTTCAAATATTTTTTGAAGATAACCCTAAAATCATTCAAAGGAAACATTTTACACTATGGACAGGAATTCACCCTGATGAATTATCTGAGAATAGAGAAACAGTAATGGAAAAGGTTAAACATATTCAATCAACTAAAAAGAATAAATTGATTATGAAGAAGTTACCATCTGATACTGTCACTATGAATCAGATAAAAAATCAAATACGTAAAATGATTGCTGAAGGTATAAAAATTGATATGATAATTTTGGATTATATTGATTGTGTTGTACCTGATAAAAATCATGGCGACGAATGGAAATCTGAAGGTTCTGTAATGAGGGGATTTGAGGCGATGTGTCACGAATTAGACATAGCTGGGTGGACAGCAACACAAGGAAATAGATGTGTTGGGTTAGATACTTTTGTTGAAATAGAAGGAAAGGGATTAATAAAAATCAAAGATGTGGTATTAGGTGATAAAATTTTAACACACGAAGGTTATAAAGATATTACACATATATTTCCAATACAAAAACAACCTGTTTATAAAATAAAAACTAAAAACGGTAAAGAAATAAAAGTTTCATTAAAACATATATTCCCCACTGTTGACGGGTTTAAATCAATAAGAAGTGGTTTAAATGTTGGTGATAAGTTATATATTAAAAAATAATTGTGTCCCTGTTTAACTTTTTTAAATTAATATTATATTTATATAAAAAGGTTTTAATATGGGTAAAATAAAAATGGAACAATTTCTTAAATATAAAAAAATAAAGGATATAAAAGATTTAATAACGGAACATCAATATAATGAAATAAATAAATTATTCTATTATTATGATACTATAACTATTAAAAATAGATTAACTAATATTAGAGACTTTATATTAAATGGTGTAGATAGTAATTGGTTGGGAAGGTTAAGAATTATTACTAATAAATTAAAAAATGATGTTATAAGTGAATATTCGTGTAAGATACGATATGGAAATAATTGGGAACAAAAACAAAACGTATTAAAAGAAAAGGTTAAAATGGATAAAAATAACTTTATAAAAAAATACGGAGAAGATGAAGGTAAAAAAAGATGGGAGGATAGAAATAAAAAAGTCGTATCATATGGATTAGAACCGGCAATAAAAAGATATGGTGAGGAAGAAGGTAAAAAAAGATGGGAAAAGACATTAAAAACTAAAATTCAAACAATGTCTGAACGTAAAAAAATAAGACCATATAGGAATGGTAGAACATTAACTGAATATCAAATAAAATATGGTGTTGAAGAGGGTTATAAAAAATGGGAAGATCGTAATAAAAGACAAAAATATAATTTGAGTTTACAAGGGTTTATTGATAAATATGGTGAGGTGGATGGTAAGATGAAGTGGGATGATTTTGTAAAAAATATGAGTAAAACCGGGTTAGATTCCTTCATTAAAAGATATGGTAAACAAAATGGTAAAAAAAGATACGACGTTTATATTAACAGAATGAAGTATGTAACAAGTAAAGAATATTTTATTGAAAAGTTCGGCGAAATAGACGGGGAAATTAGATATAAAGAATTGATGTTAAAAAAAATATCATATTTTAAAGACAAATATTCAAAAATTTCACAGGATTTATTTTGGAATATTTTTGAACAATTAGAAGATAAAAATTGTTATTTTTACGAATTGAATAATGAATATACTTTTTTTGTACATAAAGATAATATTATCATAATAAGAGTAGATTTTAAAATGGGTAATAAAATAATTGAGTTTGATGGTGATTATTGGCATTCAAAACCAGAACAGATAAAAAAAGATACATTAAGAGATGAATATTTAACTAATAAGGGTTATTTAATTAAAAGGGTTAAAGAAAAGTCATATATGTTAAATAAACAAATGGTAATAAATGAATGTTTAGAATTTTTAAAAAATGATTAATATGGATGAACATAATTTAAAAGTAGAAGATTTTATTATTGATGAAATAGAATCAATAGAATTGGTTGGTGAGGAAGATACGATAGATATTACTGTTGATGGTACCCATATGTTTTTTGCTAATGACATATATACCCATAATTCATCTATTGCGTCTGAAGTTGTTACCACGGATCAAATGGGTGGTTCAATTAAAAAAGCTCAAGTGGGGCACGTAATTATAACCGTGGCAAAATCGTTACAACAAAAAGAAATGAATTTAGCAACTATAGCTATTACTAAATCAAGGATAGGTAAAGATGGTATTATATTTGAAAACTGTAAATTTGACAATGGAATGTTGGAAATTGATACCGAGCAAAGTGTAACGTTTTTAGGTCACGAAGAACAAAAGGAAGAAAAGAATCGTAACAGGATTAAAGAACTTTTGGAAAAGAAAAGACAAAAAGAACAAGAGATTTAAAAATAAATTATTAACTTTGTAAATATGGAAAAGATTTTAGTTGAGAACCCCAATCGTTTTGTGATATTTCCCATTGAACATAATGACATATGGGAATTTTATAAAATGCATCAGGCAGCATTTTGGACAGCAGAAGAAGTGGATTTAACAAACGATATTCGTGATTGGAATAATTTAACGGATAATGAAAAGTATTTCATTAAAAATGTTTTATCATTTTTTGCTGCTTCTGATGGTATTGTAAATGAGAATTTAGCTGAGAATTTTTATAGGGAAGTGCAATACCCTGAAGCTAAGTTCTTCTATGGGTTTCAATTAGCTATGGAGAATATACATTCACTTATGTACTCTTTATTAATTGATACGTACATTTCAAATGCAAAAGAAAAGGATGAATGTTTTAATGCAATTGATAGGTTACCTGCAGTACAGAAGAAGGCTAAGTGGGCGTTGGATTGGATTGAGAATGCTTCGTTTCAAGAACGTTTGGTGGCATTTGCTGCTGTTGAGGGTATCTTCTTTTCTGGATCTTTTTGTTCAATATTTTGGTTAAAATCAAGAGGTATTTTACAAGGATTGTGTAATGCTAACTCTTTAATTTTTAAAGATGAGAATTTACATTGTGATTTTGCAATACATTTATTAAATAATCATTGTGAGGATAAGCCATCTGAAGCAAGAATAAAAGAAATATTATTATCTGCTTTAGAAATTGAAAAGGAGTTTATTACTGAATCTTTACCTATATCTTTAATAGGTATGAATTCTAATTTAATGAAACAATATTTGGAATTTGTTGTTGATGGTTTATTGGTTAAAATGGGT